GAGCGCTTTATCGCGAAGCTGAAGGAAATTGGCTACCGCGGGCAGCTCAACATCGAGAGGGAAACCGAGGATCGCGCGGCGCGGCTGGAGGACATCCGGAGCGCTGTCGCCCTCCTGAACAAACTGCGATAAGGCGCCGCCTGGCGGCGGCGCCCGCGAACTCGCCCACTATACAGATGCCGCCCGGGGCTGGAAGCTCGCTACCGCGGCGGCTTCATCGGTGAACGCCTCAAAGACGCTGTAGAGCTTGGTGATCTGCATCAGCTCGTCCACCCGTTTCTGCACGTTGAGCAGCTTGAGGCTCCCGCCGCGATTGCTCACGGTAGCGAAACCGCCGACGAGTTCGCCGAGGCCCGAGCTGTCAATGTAGGTGACTTCCGCAAGGTTGAGAATGATGTTCTTCTGACCCTTCGAGATCAGATCTCTAATGGCGTCGCGGAGCGAGCCCGACGCCTCGCCGAGCGTAATACGGCCGCTGAGATCGAGTATCGCAACATCGCCAACTTGTCGAGTAGAAATCTTCAGGCTCATGATTCCCTCCTGGATATAAAACCCAGCCAGACAGGCAATGACTAAGATTGCACGCCGGAGGCGGCGTGTCAACCCCCGAAGCAAGGCGCCTTTCCGCGCGGCGCTGAGAGGTTCACGCCGATTTGCGTAATTTTGTCTTCGTGTTTTCAAAGGGTTGGCGATCCGCGTGGGGAGAAACCGCTCGCAGGCGGATGTAAGTTCTGGGGTGAGAAAGAAACGCATGGTTGCCAAAGGCGGGGGGGAGACAAACAAGACGGCGCGAGGAGGCGCGAGGAAGAAACGTACACGCAGGAAATCGAAAGCCAAAATGATCAGCCACGTGATCGAGCGGATTGAAGAGAAGCTCGAATCCGACGAGGTGAAGGCGAGTGTAGGGGACTATATCCGACTGCTGCAACTAGAAAGGGAACTGGAAGAAAAAGAGCAGCCGAAGGAGATCAGGGTTTCATGGGTCGAACGGGACGAAAAGGACTGTGCATCCGAGAAATAGAGCATACGCCGCTGCCATCGCAGGCGCGGTTTCACAAATCGGCAGCGCGGTTCAAAGGATTTTCGGGCCCGATCGGATCGGGAAAGAGCCAGGCGCTGTGCCAGGAAGCTATCAAGCTGAGCTATGTCAACGCCGGGCGGACCGGGCTGCTGGGAGCGCCGACTTACCCGATGCTGCGTGACGCGACGCAGAGCACACTGTTCGAAATTCTCGAAAAGAACCGCATTCCGTACGATCACAACAAGGCGGAAAACACGGTGATCATGCGGGATACGCGGTCGAAGATACTGTTCCGGGCAGTGGATGAATTCGAACGGCTAAGAGGAACTAACCTCGCGTGGTTCGGAGTCGACGAGCTGACTTACTGCCAGGAACAGGCCTGGGTAGTGCTCGAAGGCAGGCTGCGGGACCCAAAGGCGAAGCGGCTGTGCGGGTTCGGAGTCTGGACACCGAAGGGGTATGACTGGGTCTACCGTCGCTTTCTGGCGAATCCGGTGGAGGGGTACGAAGCGATCGTGGCGAAGCCGTTCGAGAACCGGTTTCTGCTCGAACGGGTTCCGGACTTCTACGAGCGGCTGCGGTACAGCTACGACGAGAAATTCTACCGGCAGGAAGTGCTGGGGGAGTACCTAAACATAAACGGCGGCCTGGTGTATCACGCCTTCCGGCGGGAGGAGCACGTGACCGATGTGGAGGTCGATCCGCGGCTGCCCCTTCTTTGGGCGCTGGACTTCAACGTGGACCCGATGTGCTCGGTTGTGGCGCAAATTTCGGAAGGCGTGGTGAGGGTGGTTGACGAGATCGTGATCAGCCGGGCGACCACGGAGGAGGCGTGCACGGAATTCCAGGCGCGGTTCCCGAGGCACGCCGCAGGGATCTGCGTCTACGGGGACGCCTCGGGGAGCCGGATGCAGACATGCGGGACAACGGACTACACGATAATCCGCGAGTTCTTCCGCCGTGCGGGATACGTGAACGTCAGTTACAAAGTCCCGCGCTCGAACCCTTTAGTCCGGGAGCGCGTGGCGCTGGTCAACGCGAAGCTGAAGACGGCGGCTGGGGAGCGGCACTTAGTCGTGGATAGAAAGTGCGTCGAGCTGATCAAGGATTTCGAGGAAGTAAGTTACAAAGCGGACAGCAACGTAATCGATAAGGACAGCAACCCGCGGCGGACACACTTATCGGACGCGCTGGGGTATTTGATTTGGCAAGAATGCCGCCCCCAGCCACCGGTGGGCTACCGGAACCAGAGGCTGATCTGAAACAGGACAAAAAAACATGGTGAGCATCGATCGGGAGCACCCGGAGTACAGGCGCCGGAAAGCGATATTGCGGACTTACCGCGACCTGTACGCCGGCGGCGAGCAGATTAAGGCAAACGCGCATGTGTACTTGACGCGACGGCAGAAAGAGCCGCCGGACGTCTACGCGGAACGGCTCAGCCGGGTGTATTACGAGAACTACATCGGCTCGATCATCGACTGGTACGCCGCGACGCTGTTCCGGCGGGAGCCTCACCTGAGCTTCGAAGGGGACAACGAAGCCGGGCGGGCGTTCTTCTGCGAGTTCACCGAAAACTGCGACCGGAAGCAAACTGCGTTGAGCGATTTTTTCCGGCGGCAGTTTGTGGAGATGCTGGTGACCGGCGCGGCCTACATCCTGGTGGACTTTCCGCGGATAACCAGGCCGGCGACAAACCGGGCCGAAGAGGACGCGATGGGGGCGTCGCGGGCGTACCTGGTGGACTACCGCGCGGAAGACCTCATCAATTGGGACTTCGACGACGACGGGAATTTCGAGTGGGTTGTGCTGCGCACGTCCAGGCAGACGCAGAGCAGAGACGGGAGCGCGGAGGGGGTTATTGAGACGCGGTGGCTGTATTACGACAAGGAGCACTTCCAGAGTTACCGCGCTACGAGCACCGGGCTCGGACAAACGGCGAAGCCGATCTTAGTGGATGAGGGGCGGCACGGGCTGGCCGGCCTGCGCCAGGTTCCACTGTTCGAGATGAAAGTGACGGAGGGCCTGGCGCTGATGAACAAGGCCGCGCTGCTGCAACTGGAGCACTTCAATAAGTCGAACGCGCTGGCGTGGGCGCTCACGATGGGCCTGTTCGCGATGCCGGTGGTGTACTCGGACCGCGAGTGGAATCAGATTGTCGGGGACTCGTATTACATCCAGCTGGGGCCCGGAGACCGGTTCGGGTGGACGGAGCCAGAGGGGCACGTTTACCAGCTTGCGGTAGAAAACCTGAACCGGCTGAAAGACGAAATCTACCGGGTGTGCTACCTGATGCCGCAGGCGGTGGACGCTCGGACGCCGCAGTCCGGGCTGAGCAAGCAGCGCGACTTCACAATCACCAACGAGGTGCTCCGGGGGTACGGGGACACGGTGAAGGACACGATGAAGCGCGTGCTGCGGGCGATCGAGGCGGCGCGGCAGGACGGCTTAGCGATCGGGGTCACGGGACTGGATGAATTCGATATCGGGGATTTCAGCAGCGAGCTGGAGGACGCGCGGCGGCTGCTGGAGCTCGGGATACAGTCGCCGACGCTGAAGAAGGAGGTATTCAAGAGACTCGCCTCCAAGTACCTGTGCGACGCGAGACAGGAGGTCAAGGATCAGATCGCGCGGGAAATTGAGGGGTCGCTATAAGCGCTGAAGGAGTAGGAAAGGGGAGAGATGGACGAACAAAAAGAGACGTTGGAGCAAGGGAACAACCAAGACGACATCCGGGGCATTATTCGGGAGACGATCGAGGAGTTCTTCAAGAGACAGCAGTTGAAGACGGAGCCGGCTTACAAAGCCGAACTGATCGAGGAGCGGAAGCGCCGGGAACAACTGGAGCGCAGGCTCAACGAGCTGGTGGAGGAGAACAAGCGGAGCCGGCAGATCGCCGAAGAAACCGAGCGGGCAGCCACGATCCGCGCGGAGTTGCAGCGGATGGGAGTGGCGAAGGTCGACGTGGCGTTCCGTGCGGTGAAGGACGACATCTACCGGACGGAAGACGGCCGGCTGGTGGCGCGAGGGGAGCAGGGAGAGATGGGATTGAAGGAATACCTTTCGCACTTCCTGAGCGAGAACCCTGAGTTTCTGCCGGCGCGGATCGCAGGCGGCTCGGGCGCGGCGCCGGCGCCGAAACCGCCGGTGTTGGGGAGTGGGGCGGCGGACCTGGACAAGATCAGGCCGGGGATGAGCGCGGAAGAAGCGGAACAGATCCGGCAGGAGATTGTGAGGATCGCGTCGCAGACGTTGCGGGGAGTGTAAGTGAAGTAACGGAATCAGAACGAAGGAGGAGTAAGAAGGAGACAGAATGCCAGCAATCACTTCAACTAACGTAGCTAACGCGATCGTCAAAATGGTGGCGGTGGACGCCTTGCCGGCACTGATGGGGAACCTCGTGATGGGGAACCTCGTGAATCGCGATTTCGAACCAACCCTGGCCCAGTCGGGGGACACGGTGAACGTGCCGATTCCTCCGGTCCTGGAGGCCCACAACCTGGCGCAGGGGGGCACGGTGCAGCCGCAGAACCCGAGCCTGGGCAACGCGCAGATCGTGCTCGACACGCACGCCGAGGCGACCTTCCTGGTGCCGGACGTAACGAAAGTCCTGGCGGTTCCGGACCTGTTGAAGCTGTACATGCAGCCGGCAATGATCGCCCTGGCCGAGAAGATCGAGACGGACCTTCTCAACCTGTATAGCAGGTTCACGGCCAACACGCCGGTCGGGACGCCGGGCACGCCGATCACCGAAGAAGTCATCGACGCCGCGGAAACGGCGCTCTTCGAGGCGAAGGTGCCGGCGAGCGAGCCGAAGTACCTGGTTGTGGACTCGGCAACATACTCGGCGCTGCGGCAAATCCCGAGGTTCAGCGAGTACGAAAAGGCCGGTGACGCGGGCTTGCGGGCGCTGGTGGACGGGACCGTCGGCAAGATCAAGGACTTCTACGTGTTCCGTTCGCAGTTCGTGGCAAAGACCGGGAGCGCTCCGGTGACGACGCATAACCTGGCGTTCGCCAGGAGCGCGATCGGTTTGGTTATTCGCCGGTTGCCGCAACCGCTGCCGGGTACCGGAGCCATCTCCGAATACGCGGAAGTGGGCAACTTCGGAATGCGAGTGACGCTCAGCTATCAGCCGAACACGCTGGCCCAGCAGTTCACGGTGGACGTGCTGTATGGCGTGGGAGTGCTGCGGAACTCCTTCGGCGTTCAGGTGAACAGCTAGCCGTCCGGGCAAGCAACTTACAGCGACGACCCGGCTCGCCAGAGCCGGGTCGCTTGTTTTACAGGGGACAAACCGATTCGGGAGAGGGAAATGAACTTAAAGGTCTATTACCAGAAAGTAAGTGAGCTGGAAGCGACACTCGAAGAGCCGTTTGTGGTGGTGGTGAGCAAGGAAACGCCGGATGGCGGACGCGCCGGTGTGAAAACCGAAGTTACCCGCAGGGTGGCGGCCGAATTGGTGGTTCAAGGAACGGCGAGGCTGGCCACGGCGGAGGAAACCAAGGCCTTTCGGCAGGAGCAGGCCGAGGCGAGCCGAGCCGCGGCGCAGGCGGCCGCAGCGAAGCGCATGCAGATCACGGTGATTTCGGAGGCCGAGCTTCGGGCCTTGAAAGGCGTACGGCAGAAAGCGTAGCGGGTGAAGCCATGGCGCTATTTACGGATGGTGCGGTTTCCAGAATCGAGGACTTGATTGCATATGAATCGTCAGTGCTCGAGCTGGCGGCGACCGAGCAGATCGACCTGACGGTGAAGCTGAACCTGGCGCACGACGAGCTGGGCATCGAGCTGGAAGCCATGCTGGCCGGACGCCAGGGAACAACGGGGCTGGCAAACATCGTCGTGACCGGGCCGCTGCGCAAATGGCACGTGTTTCACACGTTGGCCCTGATTCACCGGGACGCCTATTACCGGCAGCTAAACGACCGCTACCAGGGGAAGTGGAAGGAGTACGAGAAACTGGCCGCGCGGGCGCGCGAGGCGCTTTTGCAAACCGGGCTGGGAGTGGTCTTCGATCCGATTCCGCGAGCGGAGAAGCCCGAGCTCAGTTACATTCCGGCGGCAGGGGTAGGAGCGGCGACGTATTACGTGCGGGCGGCGTGGCGGAACACGAGGGGTGAGGAGGGCAGTCCGAGCGAGGTTGCAACATTGAGCGTACCCTCGGGAAACACGCTCGTGGTGAAGCCGGTGAGGCCTCCGGCGTGTGCGGCCGGGTGGAACGTCTACGTGGGTTTTTCGGCGCAGGAGCAGACGTTGCAGAATGCCAGCCCGCTGAGGGTGAACGAAACCTGGACGGCGCCGGCGACAGGCCTCGTACAAGGAGCGCTGCCGGGCAACGGGCAGGAGCCGCAAACGATTCTGCGGACCGGGCGCACACTGCTGAGAGGGTGAGGGGATGCCGGTACTGGGAAGCGCGGTGACACGCAGAGTGCGGGACATCATGACGGCGGCGACAGGGCTGCCCTATGCGGTGTCGGCCATCGCGGAGCGGGAGCGCGTGGAACTGGCGCCCATCGACCCAAGCCAGGTGATAGCCCTGAACGTTGCGAGTGCAACGGCGGAGCGATCCGCGGGAGCGGCCTATCCGGCCATTTACACCTACTGCGAAACGCTGGCGAACCTGCAAAAAGAAAAATTCCGCACGTTCTCGGGAAAGGCGCACATGGTGGTCGAGGTGAGGGTTACTCACGACCGCCTGGAAAAAGTGTCGAGCAACCTGGAATACTACACCGGCGCGGTTACCGAGGTGCTGGATGCGAGCCGGGGCGATTGGGGTGGCGGAATGTTCTATACGGGGGGCTACAAAGTGGAGTTCGGCCCGATCAAGCACGGGGGCAAAAACTTTCTACAGACGGCGAAAGTAATGTTTGAGGTCGAGGTAAGTTACTGACGGCGGGAGCGGACTAGATTATATGCCGTGCGGATATATATCTTCTAACGACAACCGATTGTACGCGGCGCTCGAGCTGAGTTACGGGCAGGTGCCGATGATCGACGGCTCGAACCGGTTTCCGGCAGTGAAGCTAGCTACCAGGCAGCGGCGCGTGCGGGCGGAGCGGAGAGACAAGACGGGAACGCGGACCTTTCCGGGGTGGCCCGCCGGGCTGAGGAAACGAACAACCTTCGAGCTGACGACATACATGACGGGCTGGACGCGACAGGATGCGGAGCCGGGATACGGGCCGTTGTTCCAGGCAAGCCTGGGAGCGCCGCCAATCTATTTTGGCGGGGGCATTGCGGGGGTGAACACGGATGCGAAGCTGCTCACGTTTCAGGGCAGCCACGGGCTTTCGGTGGGGCAGGCGGTGACGTTCGGGGGCGAGCTGCGGTTCGTGGCATCGATCGTGGACGAGGCTACGGTGGAACTGAACGCTCCGTTTTCCCTGCTGCCGAGCGAGGGTACGCCTATCGGGCCGACGATAACCTACGGACTCGCGACCGATCTAAGTACGGTAAGTATTTTCGATTACTGGGGTCCGGCGGGGGCGGTGCACCGAATCCTGAGCGGCGCGGCGGTGGACAGGATGCAGATCCGCGTGAACAGCGACTATCACGAGTTCAGGTTCAGCGGAACGGCGCGGGATCTCATCGACAGCGCGAGTTTTGTTGAAGGCGAGGGAGAGCTGATGAGCTTTCCTCCGGAGCCGGCGCTGGAGGCCTTCGACTACTCGATCATTCCGGGGCACCTGGGGCAGGCCTGGCTGGGGAATTTGCCGGAGCGGTTTTACACGATAACGGCGGCCACGTTGACGCTCGATAACGATATCGACACCGAGCGGAAAGAATTCGGGAGCGACGGACCGCGGTGTATCTCGGCGGGGATGCGGACGGTGTTGGTGGACTTCGACCTCTACGAGGTGGACGACACGGCAACAAAGGCGCTTTACCAGGCGGCGCGGCAGGTGTCGCCGATCGGCATCATGTGGCAGCTTGGGGAACAGCCCGGGCAGTTATTCGGAGCTTACTTGAAGAGCGTGGTTCCCGAAGTGCCGGAATTCGACGATGGCGATAACCGCTTGCAGTGGCGGTTTACGGGCTGCCGCGCGCAGGGGACGGGCGACGACGAGATGTACATCGCGTTCGGATAGGAAGGACGATGAACTACGAGACCGAAGTTAGAATCGCAGCGCAGAGTATTCCGGGAGTTACGTTCACGATCGCACGGGCGTCGTTCGGGCGGCGGATGGAGTTGCTGCGGCGGCTGCGCGACGTGGCCGCCAAGGCGGAGTGCCTGGCGTCTGGAGATTCGCGGGAGA